CGCTCATTATCTGTCCTAAGTCCTTGGTTTCTCAATGGAAAGCGCAGGTGCCTGACAATTGGTTGGTCTTATCTAAAGAGCAGTTTAAAAAATTATATAGGCAAATTAATCCATTTAACTGTCTGATCGTGGACGAGGGGCATTACTTTGGCAACTACAAGTCTGGTCTGACTAAGGCGCTTCTTGACTACATTAAGCTCCATAACCCTAAGTACCGCTACCTTCTCACCGCTACTCCGTATCTGTCATCTAGCTGGAATCTTTACAGCTATGGCCTTATTCTCGGGAAAGACTGGAATTGGTTTAAGTGGCACAAGCACTATTTCAATGAAGTAAAAATGGGCCGCAGAAAGATACCTATTCAAAAGAAAGTCGTAAATGGCCTGCCAATAGAGCAAGAGATAGCGCGCCTAGTGTCAGTTTTAGGCTCTACGGTGGCGCTAGAAGACTGTTTCGATGTTCCTGAGCAGATATACCAAGTTGAGTGGTTTACGCTGACCAGTGGTCAGTGTAAAGCAATCAGCGAGGCTTGGGACCCACTGCCTATTGTCCGTTTTACCAAGGAAGCGCAAATCTGCGGTGGAACTCTGAAAGGAGATGGCTACACTGAAGATCAAACCTTCAAGTCAGAGAAGATGGACCGTTGCCTTGACCTCATTAAAGAGCATAAGAAACTCATTGTAGTGTGCCACTTTAATAATGAGATTGATGCTTTAGTGACCAAGGTCGCTAAAAGCAAGAAAGTTTATATTATCCGCGGAGACGTTAAAGACCGGCACGATGTGGTAGCTGATGCTGAGAAGTCTGATGACTGCGTAGTCTTCATCAATGCAGCGTGTAGTGAAGGCTATGAACTACCGAGCTTTCCGATCATGGTCTTTTATTCCTACTCTTACAGTCTCAAAGACGCTATTCAAATGCGTGGCCGTATATTAAGAGCTAATAAACTGAAGAAGAATGTATACCTGTCCTTGGTTGTCAAGGACAGCATAGATGAATCCATTTATAAATGTATCGAGTCTAAGCAAGACTTCCAAATTGCGATCTATGAAAAAGATTGAAGCAGCTCTAACAACTAGGTGGAATAAATGGGCTTTTTATAATTTGAAAAAAAGCTTTATCGCTGAAGTTAAATGGTGTCCCAATGGAAGATTTAACTTTAAGAGCGGATCATTCCCAAAGGAGCAAAAGATTTTGCTCCTTGCCAAGCACGACAGACTTATCCACAAGCAGTCGGATATTGCTATGATGGGCACTCTGGGTGACGTTTGGGGTTTGATAAAATCAGATGCTTGGGTAGTGATATTCTATGATAAAAAGAGCTTTTACATGATAGACATCGACAAAATCGTTAAACTTATTAATAACGGCGCTAAATCTATTACTGAAAATGAAGCGTCAGTATTGGCTGATTGTATAGGGATATTGAAGAACTAAGCGCGCTTAGTTATCACTATTGACAATATACTATATAGAGTGTATTATAGAGTAATAATAAATCTTAACTAAAAATTATGACTAAGACCAATAACGAAGAGGTTGCAGAACTAAGTAAAAAGGATCAATTAATGTTGGAAATGCAAAAAGAAGAACAAGCTAACTTAGAGGCTTGCTCTAATGAGCTTGCTGCTTCACTGAAAAAATACGGTTATGAGCTATTTATTGAACAGTCTATTAAGGTTAGGAAGAGTCAGTAATATTAATCTACCTTCCATTATTCTTATTGTATTAGCTATAATTTATCCGGCATTTTTGATTGTATATGCCATGTGTTATATAGCTGGGTTAATAGTAGAAAGCCAAGAGTAAAATTCTTGGCTTTCTTTTTTTATTACTCAGGTAGTCGTCTAGTCTTTTTTAATTCTATCAGTTTCTTTCTTAGGTTAGTGACCTCACTTTGACCAGAGTAACCTTTTTTAACAGCGTTTTTAATCGCGCTATTAAGACCGGCAGCATAGTCTTCGGTATCTTTATCATAAAAATACTTAGACTTACCAACATCATAAGTCCCAGCCTTACCAACTAAGGTGTTTAGCAGTTTTACCTGCCAAGAATCTTTAGTTTTAGTAGGGTCATTACTATCTACCCATTTATTAATGTCGTTCAGTATTCTAATATTTCTGATAATATTCAACCATTTATTCTCAATCAAGGTCTTGCCAGTAACAGGAGTCCAGAACTCACTCTGTTGACCTGGGTAAGCCTCTAATTTACTTCTATCACCCATAGTATTTTTGAAATACAAAGAAGTGTTGGTAGTAAATTCAACTGGGTTTTTAACTAACGGTGTTATCATTCCTATAATATTGTCCATAGGTTGTGAAAGAAAATCAATGGCAGAAGCATAAGGAAGCCATTGGCCTAACATAAAGTAGTCAGTTGTGCCATTCTTATTCTTCCTAATTCTGACAGGGATATTACTTTTCAAGTAATCACCCATAAACTTTTCGTTCGGTTTTTCTACACCACTTTCAATATCATTAATTATCTTGTAAGGCACAGTAAATTTGGCTGGCTGAGTTATTAATTGACCTAACTGGAGCGGTATATTTTTTCTTGTCCAAGTATAAAAAGGCATCACTCTTTTTAAGATATTTTTTTCAGTCGGAGTCAGGTCACTATAATCAAACAAAAACTTCTTAACACTGGCGGCAGCTTGCTCTGGTGAAGCTCCTTTAGAAATTTGATCTAAATAATGCGCCATACGTGAGTTGTTCTCAATAGCAGAACCAGCGGCTCTATTGCCTTTAAACAAGTAGTTTTGTGACGACAATGGATTAATGCCAGCTTTCCAGTTTTTTACACCCTTGACTCTAGCAATCATTTCTTCGGCAATATCTTTAGCATACCAGCCATCATCAATGACCCCCAACTGTTTCATTTTATCTATTTCGGCAGCAAACTTTTCCGGATATTTTTGCATTTGCAACGCTTTGCCATACTGGAAAGGATTGACTCCTGCTAAAAAGTTATTCCATAAGTTGCCGGCCATGTTTCTAATGTGATAAGACGGAGATACCAACGCTTGAGTTTTCCAAAAATTCTGAATAGCATCAAATCCTTTTAGAGCCACGTTAATTTCTTCTGGCTTGATACCTGTATAATAGTTATCAATAATACGAGCGTGCTCTGGCAAGAAACTCATACCATCTAACAGTGGGTTAGTAACTTTGACAGCGTTGCTAACTCCATCAACGGCAAACTTCTTAACTTCATTAGCAAACTCTGCTGAGGTTATAGCCTTAGCATACATTTGACCTTTTTTAACCAGCTGAATAGCTGGGTTATCCTCGAATAATTTAATGGCTCGTTCGGCATTAATTTCCTCTACAGTGCCCTTAATAGTTCTCCCCTTTTCTATCGCGCCTTTACTAAATTCTTTGCTACCAAGACCTAAGTCATCTTTTAGTTGATTCAAAAATGATTCTTTGGTTTTAATATGCGGTGCATATTCCTCTATCTGACCAACTTTAAGACCAGCTTTTTGTGCGTCTTCTAAAGCTGTCTTATAAGTAGTTTTTAAATTATCCACAATAGTTTTAACAGCAGGATCGGTGATAGCGTTATAAGTCTTACTGTTTTCTAAGGCATTAGTCACCAATTTATTTATTTCTGGTTGAGTCTTTTCTAGGTTGAGCAGGTCTTTTTGCAAATTAACCGCTTCCTCTAGTGATTTTCCTTCACGGTATTGTTTTAAGTTTCTAAACTTATTCACAACATCCATAAACTCTTTATCTGCAACTGACGTACTGAAGATAGTTTTTGCCCAAGCGGCTGGTTTAGTTTTAGATAAAATATCAGTAAGTGCCGTGACTGCCGGAGTTAAACCCTTAGCTTCAGCTGCTCCTTTAATAAGCTTTACTGGCTTTAAAACCCAAGTAGGGTCAAGCATCAGGTCTGATCCTATGCCACATACAGCATCAGCTTTCTTTTCAAATGACGATGCTTTAGGGTCTTGAACTTCTTTAAACTTTTGAGAAAAACTAGTCTCTTTGTTTCCCATTAAAACATCTCCAGCAGCCTTATTGTGTTTGATTAATTCTTGGGCTGCTATTTTAGAGGCAGCTGACATAGAAATATCTTTATTAATCAACGGTCTCAATAGAGTACCAATTGCGTTGCCTATACCTTGAAACTCCTCAGCTGTTGCTCCCATAGGTTTAGTTAGTTGCTTACCTATCCAACGAAAAGCGGAGCTAGCAGCGCTAGAATTATTTTCAGCCTTTTTAATTTCGCTATCAGGTAACTCTTTACCACCAAAAAATCTAGTGACAATCGGTTGCTTGCTTTGATTATCTTTTAATTCAGTGTTGTATTCATCCATCATGAAATCACTTGGAGATTTAATGCCAGATGTTGATGGTGCGGTTATTGTGGGCGAACTAGATATTGCATCACCACCCTCCTGTAACCATTGTGAAGGAGATTTGATTGCCATAAAATTTTATTTAATATAACACTGACTCGAAATCCTTAGGATCACCGCCGACTGAAATTATCCAATTAACTCTTTTTTCATAAGGCATTGCTTCCCAGCCACTGTCAGTGGATATAGCTTTAAAGATTTCAGAGTTTTTTTGCCACTTAGTTTGATCGCCGATAGGATGAGTAGCTATGTACTGCTCTACTGATTGAGTTGCTAGGGCCTTTCTTATTTCCGCTCTACGATTATCTCGTTCGGCTTGAGTGCCTCCTTTAAAATACATTTGTTCAATAGTGTCAACATCAAGTACTGACGGCTGATTGGTACTACTGGTAGCTTTAACTTGATTTCTCTTGTAGATAGGCAATGCTAATGTTTTAGCGACAGCATCAACGCCAGCTTGCAAGCCATCTAATTTCTTAGAGCCACCAGACTTCATGAGAGTATTAGTATTGCCAACATTACCAAAGTTAAATTCACGAGCGCCTTTACTACCGTCAGTACCCATTTGAGTTTCAGCTGCCATGGTAGCTAGAATTGTCTCCCAGTCAATACCATATTTACCAGCAGCATTAATAACAGCATCAGCAGTGATTGGGCTATTAGGGTAATATTTATTAATATAGTTAGTAATATCAGCAGCGCTATTCAATTTACCCATCTTCTGGTAAGCGTCATTCATAGCAGTAATATGTTCAGGATTTGGCGTGCCATCATCTAACTGAGCGTATTTACCAATATCATAGGTATCACCAGAAGGGGAAGTGATAATAGTATTGACTTTCTTTCTATACTGACCATTTGGTGTCATTTCATATCCGGCACTATCAGCTGTAATGACAGCACTAATACCAGGATGAGAATTTTCATATTGTCTCAATTTCAAAGAATTTTGATAGTTAAGATTAGCAAGTTCAATAGCTTGTTTGTGATCTAATAAGTCTTTTTCTGCCTGAGTAATTTTATCAGCTTCTTCTTTATATCTGTCCTGAGCAATCTTATAATTGTTTAAAGCGGCAGTAGCCATGTCCTTGTAAGTGCCAGACATTTGGCTAACAATATTCTGAAAATTACTAAAGTCAGCTTCAAGTTTTTTGCCTTGACTAGCGATAGATTGAGACAATGCTCCCATGCCGGTGACACCTAACTCTTTAAATAAAGGATTCTCACCAATTCCTTGTGTAGCTTGACCACTTTTAGCTCTAATTGCTTCTTGCAAAATGCGCAAAGCTTCATTTGGCTGAGAGGTTTTTTCAACATTAGCAGCTGCCGTATCAACTCCAGCTTTCAAAGCATCGATACCTGTCGGTGCGGCGGCTCCTGAGGCAGAAGCCATGCCTGTGCCAGCATAGAGACTCTGATCAACAGTTGATTTAAGTTCGTCAGGCAGACCACCGGCGCTGACAGGATAAGCAATACGATGAAGATTAGCCCAGTCTTCGGACGTACTAGGATTTTTTTTATAGATGGATTGGTAGCTTTTGAGAGCCAGCTTCTCCTTATTAATGTCTCTTTGCACTGCCATATAATTGATTAAATATTAGTTTTAAGATTTTGACTGGTCTTCCAGTTTTCAATGATGCCTTGCAAAGTGCTGGCCATCTTGCCCTGTTTCTGCTGTTCCAAAGACCCAGTAACATTAACATTGCCAGGAGTGTATTGTAAGCCAGGAAGATTGATCGCTACCGCACCAGAGCCTAATTGGTTTTCCGCAGCACGACCCAAGGTCTGTTGTTGGGCAGCGTAACGAGCTGCTGTGGATGTGGATAGTAGTCGATTAGCTTGGTTGACATTGCCCTCGTAGAACACGCCAGGCATACCAGCAAAGCCGATTTGTGATGGGGTAGCTACCCCATCAGTATTCTGAGCATAAGCACTACTAGCCCCCAGTTGTTCAATACCTTTGCCTGTGAAAGTCATGCCAGACTTTTCCAGCCCAGCCCGCGCTTGCCTAATAGCATCGGCAGAATTATATCTTTCTGACTCTAGCTCTGAAGTTCTAGCGTCTTTTAATTGATTAAAAGCAGTTTTAACATCGCCAACTGCAAGATCGGTTAATTCTTTAAAGTAAGGGTCAACAGTCTCAGTCTTAATTTTATTGAAAGTATCAATAATTTGTTGAGGTTGAAAGTCAGTAGCATCTGGGTATAAAGACACTGTTTGGCGCCACAAAGCCTTAATTTCATCAGGCAAGTTGCTCGCGTCAATAATAGCGAGCGCCGCTTTAAGCTTATCACTCTGCACGGCTTTTTGCGCATTGGAAACATAACCATACTTCTTTTGTTCGGAGACTAAGAACTGATCGAGAGCTGCTGGTGTGGAACTAGCCCAATTAGCGATTTCTGCTGAGGTTGCTGTTCTATCAAAATACTTCTGATACAAGTCATTTATCCACTTCTTGTCTTCTGCTGATATTTCACTGGTAGTCCCAGTAGGACTGCCAGTACCATTCTTAGCAGCTTCTGCAGCGGCATTAGCTTGATTTTGCTGATAAACACCGACACCTGTCTGTTGACCAGAGTTATTAGCACCGGCACCACTATTAGCAGGAGCAGGAACTTCAGTTGCGCCTGCATAGTCCCTAGTTAAAGTAGCTACATCAGGGATTTTAAGACCAGTATCAGCATCATAGATATCATTACCAATACGGTAAATACGCTTGCCACTACTAGGAGCTGGATTGTTAGTAGCCCCGTTATTTGTAGTTGTTGGTGCGGCAACTTCTTTAGCTCCAGCGTAATCACGAGTTAAAGTTGCTACATCTGGAATACGTTGATTAGTTTGCGCGTCATAAATATCATTACCGATACGATAGATACTTTTTCCTGAGCTAGAGCTAGTAGGTGCTGGGATTTCCGTAGCGCCACTATAATCTCTAGTAAGTGTAGCAACATTAGGAATCTTCTTATTAGTACTTGCATCATAAATATCTGATCCGATACGGTATATCTTTTTAGCGCCAGTACTGGCAGTTGGTGTAGATGTTGATGTAGTAATTATATCACCACTTAGGTTTTTTACTGGAGTAGTAACATTATATTTAGTCCTTTCTGACTGTAAAAAATCTTCAACCTGTTTGACAGTCGAAGTCCCTTTATCTCCCCAGTTAGCAAGTTCAGCGGCCGTAGCATCACGGCCGAAGTAAGAATTGTAGAGTTGATTGACAGCAGCGTTATTAGCTTTAGAGCCTAAGTGACCAGAGTCATAGACGTATTGATTATTAGTGATAGGAGCGATACTGCTAGGTAAGTTATCGCTGTTAGGCTGATAAGTACCAACGCTTGACCCACCTGATGTTGCAGGTTTATAAGTCCCGACACTAGCTCCCTGAGTATCACTAGCCGTATTTACTGGCACATCTGGGAGATTAACAGTTGTCTGCCCTAGATCCTTAGCTGTCTGAGCTGATGTTTGACCACCTAATTGCGTGTAAAAAGTTGCATACTGAGGAATACTTTTAATGTCAATACCAATCTTAGCTAGTTGCTGAGCCTTTTCGTCTAAGGCTACCATAGCCTTTTCTCGTTCCTTGTTAGCGGCAGTCAAGTCTTCTGGCTTAGCTGTATTATTCCAATTAATGTATCTATCAACGCTCCTAGCTAACTCCGAACCATCAGAAACATTAAGCTGTTTGATGACATAATCCTTGTCACTATTAAAATTCCTATCTTGACTTGTCCACAATCTTAATAATTGTGTCTCATTAGCCTCTGTGGCTCCTGCACCAAAATAGAGCTTGGTAAAAGCTTTAAGTAAGGCTGGATCAGATTTAACTTGGTCTAGGGTAGCGTTTGTTAGTTGGTCTAAAGTATACATAAAAGTTATATTACATTTAAAATTGTAGTGTCCTTGGCAATGGCACGAATACTCATATCATACCTATCTCTGATATTTTGTCCCACTGTGTAACCAGATAGGCCTGTTATTAAACCTTTGTTTCTAATAGTTCCGCTTGCTGCCGCTGAAATATTGGCTGGAGCAATGCCAATAGATTTCTTAGTTGCTTTAAAAGAAAACCCAGTCAAATATTTATCTCCAGTAAAGAATAGCGCATCGAAATCATCGCTCAAGTTTTCATCACACTTAACAAAATTGATAGTTGAGTAACCTGTAAACAGTAATGGATTACTGGCGGTAATATTATCACTACCATCAACGGTCAAATATTTAAACCACGAACTAGTATCATAAGGTGAGTCCTTCTTATAGAATACACCAACTAGCGAAGAAGAGTAAGGGATAGAGGTTATCTCATAAGCCGGTGTTCCTGTATCTACCTGAGTTTGAGCCGCTACTTCAGTAATAGTAGTGCCTGATACATTTAGTATACCAGATGTTAGGAGGTTAGAGGCAGAGTTTCTAAACACTACAAGAGCTTTGGTGGTAGATAGTTTACTCAGAGTTGCATTATTACCATTTGAATTAGCTAAAGGCTCAACAGTACCTTGAGTAATCGTGGTGGTCCCAGTAACAGTTAGAACTGCTGCTCTGGTGGCGCTACTTTGAATAACTATTGTCATTAATTTATCAGTATCTAATAAGATTAATGATGTTACACTGCCTGTTGTAGCAGTGTCACCTAAGTCCTTAGTTGTTCCAGCTGTAACTGTTGTTCCAGAAACCGTGCAGCAAACAGCCTTAGGATTACCTCCTCCAAATCCACTCCAAGCTACCATAAATTTATCATCAGAAATCCTAGTAAGCAGACCACCTGATGTACCTGTACTAATAGACCCTAAATTAGTGACAGAAGAAACGCTTAGGCTCTTGTCGCTCTGAACAGAATAAACACGAACACCATAGTTAGTTGTACCGCCGCTGTCATAAGTATAGCCTAATAGTGCTTTAGTTGTTGAAAGTTTAATAATACCAAAAATAGTGAATGGAGTCCTACCATCTGTCGCGGTGTTTTCAATCGGGCCTCTAATAAACTTACCGTTTTTATATGAAAAGACAGCTACAGAATAAGTAGATGATCCTTTATACCACGCACCAACATAAAGATTAGTGTCTAATTTACAAATAACGAACTGAGATGACCAGCTAGTTAAAGTAGAAACATCATAAATATCGTTGGAAATAATATCGTCAATAGTTTGTTTCTGAGCATTATTAGCCGAGGCGCCTTGCTCAATGACATCACCAGCTGTAATAGCAGTAGCAGCGGTATAAGCAGCATCAATATTAAGGTTAGCACTGATGGTCATATCCGTACCATCAAATTGAATGTATTGACTAGTTGAGTAATTACCAGCGAAGAATTTACCTTTATCACTATCACTGTCATCAAGACCCAAAATGATAGCTCCGCCTGAACCATCTCCGCCTCTCCAATTGGTTAGGTCTAAGTTATTTCCTCCTGCAATATAAGAGTCTCCTGTGCCTGCTGTAATGCCTAATAAAATAGCCTTAGAACTAATCGTACCAGCTGTTAGTTTTGCAACTGAAAGGTCGCTAATCTTAGCGCTAGTAATGATAGCATCTGTAATATTGGCGGTAGTAGTGACAAAGGCTCCTGTAGTAAGTTCATTGGCTGTAATAGTGTTAGCCGCAATCTTGTTAGCGGTGATAGTGCTTGCTGCAATCTCATTAGCTGTAATACTTCCTGCCACAATGTTGGCAGCATCAATGTTATACGAGTTATTATTGAGCAACATAAATGTCGCCTCTCCTGTGCCATTTTGAGCGATAGCCAGTAATATTTTGTCATCACCAATAGCGGTTGCCGCAGTAGTAGTTGTTTGATATGCGGTAGTAGAGACTCCGACATCTAAGTATATGTAGGTCTTAGCTGCCATATTGCCAGTGTTTCCAGCAGAGATTGAGTAGGCCGTGCCGTCAGAAAGAGTGAGAGTGCCAGAACCCCAAGCGACAGTATCAGCATCGGTGACAGTAAAAGCACAAGTCTGTGTCCAGCCAACTAAAGCTAGAGCAGCCTTACCAGATGTGACAGTGTAAGGGACCAAATAAGTACCATCAACCGATGAGCCAGCAGTAGTTGTGACAGCTCCTGCTACAACAGCAGCCGTACAATTTAAGACACCCGCGCTATCAATATAGAACTTATTAGCGTGGATAGAAGCATCGGAACCATTGGAATATAGTGTCATGTCACCAGCGTTAGCAGTATAGCCAGAGTGATCTTCAGTGCCGGTATAGATAGAAGTGCTGTTAATATTCCAACCACCAATCGCACCTGAGGTGGCTGTGATAGCACCTGTGATAGTTGCAGAAGTTGCGACTAAAGCGCCGGCAGAGGAAACAGTGAAGACATTATTACCAATACCAATACCATCGCCACCGATATGAACACCAGCGTTAGCGTCGTTGTAAGCAGTCTTGGAGCCAGTGTAGAGGTAAGTGCCAATGGTAAATGACCCGATAGTACCTGATGTAGCGGTAATAGCCCCGGTAATTGTGGCTGATGTAGCTGTTAACGCACCAGCCTCTGTCACTCTAAACGCAGCAGAAGCTGGCGTAACATTGCCTGCCCAAAACCTAATATCATCTCCACCCGTGACAGCCGAAGACAGACCGACTACAGCAGCGACATCAGTAATACTTGTAGAGTTAATGGTCCAGCCACCAATAGAGCCTGTCGTAGCTGAGAGAGAGCCAGTGATGGTCATGGTAGTTCCGTCCCAAGTCAGCTTATTGCCAGCAGAATTACCGAGAGAAAATCGTGGTGTGCCTGAATTATAATCAAGCCAAAAACCAGTACCTGTATCATAGTTAGTTTGACCTGATGAGAAAGAGCCACCAGAACCGACAGTAAGCCCGGCTAAGACTGAGAAACCACCTGTGATAGACCCAGATGATGCAGTAATTGCGCCAGTTATAGTAGCAGAGGTAGCAGTCAGAGCGCCGCTCATATTTACTCGGAAAGGAGCAGAGGCAAAAGTAGCATTACCCAAATAAATACCGTTAGTATCAGCTTTAAAGATACTGTTAGAGCTGCCGATAGAGATAGCAATGTCAGTAAAGCGAGCGGCACCAGTTCTTAAAATATAAGCAGGAGCATTGTTATTATCAGAAGTAAATAACGCTGGCGTAGTACCCCAGAAAGTATCACCATCAGTTTCGACGTGAAAAGAATTGGCAGTAGTCGTGTCAGGAATATTCAAAGAGCCACCGGTAATTGTGCCTGAGAAAGTACCAGTCGCACCAGTAATATCGCCACGGAAATAACCAGAGTCAAATTCTACTGATCCGTCACCATTGATACGCCATCCAGTAGTTCCTGCGACATAGCCAGTAGATTGTAAGTAGGCATCAACATTAAGAGTTCCGGCACGCAACTTATTAACAGTTAAAGATTCAATCTTACTACCATCAATTGAATTTACAGAAAACTGCTGATTGGTTTCAATCAGCTCATCATCCATTGTGCCAGGAATAATAACACGCTCGCCCCATTCAGATAGGCCAAGTGCTTGATTTAAAGGCGATTGAAGGCGAGTTATGCCGCTCATAATTTACTATCTCCTAAGACTAATAATGATAGGCCATAAAATTCAAAGGGTTGATTGCCACTATATTCCTTTCCCTCAATCTGAAGAAAGTTTCCAGAGAGGGCCTTATCATAATAATTAATGACTTGTGTCAATTTACCGATGTCGGTAAATGGCATAATTATCTCATTGTTTTTATCCATTACTCGGAAGCGTAAAGTCAGTTGTTGCGCATCCTGACAATAACTAACAATCTTAGTTATTGTTTTGATGATGCTAGGATCACCAAAATCAAAAGCCTTGGTGCGGAAATGAGCAAGGATTGGCTGACCGTCATCACGATAGATTTTACTAGCGTCAGTATATTTTGACTTGACATGGACCATGCCGTCAGCAACACCCATATACAAGAAATCCTCATTGTTAGTGGTGTAACGAGCTAGTGCCGTTACATCATCATAGAGTTCGCGCCAGCGCCAATAGCCTAATTCGCTGTCAAAGATACACATGCAGTTGTTGTAAGAAATACCATTAGCATCAGTGTCGCCTAGATACAGGTAGTATTCTTTACCAACTACAGTAGCACGCCACGCGCTTGGGGTAGAGTTTAAAAGTAATTCTTTAATATCATTAGCAATAGGAGTTGGACGACCGCCGGTACTGGCCCAAACATTATCTTTGTTGGCCCAAATTAAATAACTGCCAAGATTAGCGATGGTTCGGCCATTAACACAACCAATGTCCCAACCCTTAGTTTTAGTGTCCTGATCGTAAAGATAGGTACTAAATTCAGTAAATACAGCCAGTTTATCCCAGTTAGTTCCAAGACCAGTAATAGCTTCACTAAAGTCAACATCAAAAAAGTCACTGGCAGGAGTCCAAGTTATAGCTCCGGCGCTTGGGACTGAGGAAAAAAAGACACGATAGGGATAGGCTGTAGCACTATAATAAGTATTACCAACATAAAGACGGTCACGATAGCGTTTAATAAACTTACCTTGAGGCATTGAAGTAACATTGGTAGAAGTGCTAAATGTTGTCCCTGCCACGCTAGCAACTGGCAAAAAAACATCATCAGTCGGATCATAACCAACAATAAAGCAAAAACCTATAAAATCTTCCATATAGGTCTGACAGTCCTCAAAGCCATTGTAAGTTGAGCCGACGTTAATAGCTGTCCAAGTTCCGGAATTATTATATTGTAGCGTCAAGTTAGTGCCTGCTGAATTATTTACAGTGGCTAGAATCTTTTGTACAGAAGATGACTGGCGAAAGTTATGAAGACCTGTGATAGCTTTATCTGCTTGAAGAGTTGAGCCTACCTTAGAATAGCCCAAATCTTTAATTATAGATCCTTTTTTCCAACCCAAATTAACACCATTGCAGATACAGAGCTGATTATCAGCCATTAAAAAAGGTGACAACTCAGTAGATGGAGGTGTTAAGAAATTAGTAAGATGGATAGACTGAGCAGGCATAATTAAAAATTATAATAAGTAGAATCTTCCATAACTGGCAATTTATACTGCTTAGTTTTTTTATCTACCGCATTAGTAAACTCCGCCATAAATGTAGCGTAATTTTCAAAGTTCCTCTTTCGTTTCTCAATCTTAGCTGAGACAAATAGTGGCATGATGTCAGGAAATGGTATTTCAGTTGTTGAAGCAAAGTCAGTAAACCTAGTAAGTTTTCTAAGATATTCAATAGTGATGGAATGACCATTATAAGTCGTGTCTACTGGGCAATTAAAGAGCAATTCATTTTCGATTGTAACGGTATATTTAGTTGGCAAGCCAGGAACAATTCTGTACCAGACAATCGCACCAACAGGAATGATAGCAGTGATGTCTCCACTAGGAATACCCGACAAAGTATTGGTGGTTGTGTCATTAGCAGTATAAACAATGTCCATACCATTAACGAATACTGTGCCGACATCGGGTAATTCTGAACTGTTAGTTAGCACCAAAGAAGTAGCACCGATTGATGCCTGAGTAGCTACTTCAGCGCGGACTATTTCTGAGTAAAGTCCGTCCATTTCATCATTATCAATGTAATCTAGGCGCTTGCCAGACAATTTAACAGACTTTATACCCTGAACAATGCCAGGATATTTTAACTCATAAGTAAGATCGTCAAGGCTATAAGTATTTTCATACTGAACAGCAATTAAGGTGCTATCATTTTTGACTAATTCAAATTTCCAGTCTTCATCTAGGATAGCATCTTGACAATCATTAGCGTCATTAAGCAATGTTTGTTCATCGCTAAATTGACCACCAACTTCCACTAGAGCGTCTGTACATGCCTTATTCACAATGTCAGAAACCGTCGTGCTTCCAAGCCCAGTATAATTAACTCCAGTAGAGTAGTCACTGAAAGTGCCAGTAATAGAGTTCTTAAATCTAACAAAACCATAGCCAGTAGTGTTAGTAGCGTCCTTGTAAAAAGACTCAATTAAGTCAGGATTGAGGTTTTGGGTGGCTAATACCGACTTAGAACCCGTTAAAGTAGTAGAGCGTGAATATTCAATCTGATCATAGTCAAGTACTGTAATAGCCGTATCAGAATAATGGTCACGTACAGTATTAGCGGCTAGTGTAATAGTCGTGCCAGATGGAGCTGTTGAAGTATGAGTCTTTAAAAGTTCAGCGCTAGAGTCACCAAAGTTGCCGTCAAGTAGAACATTATTGATAGCAAAGCCAGAGATATTAGCAACTAATATAGTCCCTGATGCAGCGGGAGAATCAGCAATAAGACGAGTAGTCTTTTTGCCATCAAGAAGGCTGAGGTTGCTAACAAGTAAAGTTGTATTTACTATTCTTAAATTTATCATATTTATTTATTTATTTAATTGGTTCCCAGTGCCAGCCTCTTGCTTTAGAGTATGCCTGCTTATAGCTCTTAGGTTTATAAATACCTACACCAACCTTAGGATTCAATATTTCGTTCAGGTCCCAGACAATATGAGGCAGCAGTGGCTCAGGATCAATATAACCAGAAAAACCATTGTCTTTAAACATCTTTTCCCAGGTGTTACCGTCCTTACTCCAAAGAGGTCTAATGCCAAAATGAAGATGGTTGCCAGTCGAAAAACCTGTTGAGTTCATCAAACCAAGCTCATCGCCTTTTTGACACCATTTACCAGCGACAGCAGAAACTGATTTAAAATGTCCAAAAACCATTTCCATTTTATAGTAATCGCCATTTATTTTTTGCGTCTCGGTTTCTCCAACAACATACAGTCCATAACCACCGACATCTTTATTCTGAGCTGTACTTATCCACAATTTACAAGGGGCAACGATAGGCGTACCCTTCAGTCCTCCGATGTCTATACCATTATGACCCTTTAAACCAAACTGAGAATAGTCTAATAAACTTTGTCCAAATTTCTGACTAAAGTTGAGATTGTACTTTTTCTGATTAGAATAATACCCAGGTCTTCCGTCCCAGTCTTTAATAGGCAGAATGTCTGTCTTAAATAAATTTATTAATTCTTTTTCACTTAACATATTAAATGTTATTTAGAATAATTAAAGCAATGATAAGGATTACTGAATAAACAACCAAGAAAACAAGTAATTTTTTTAAATAGTTACGCATATTTAAATAGTGGGCGGTTTTTATATCTGTACCGCCCTAAACAGATCAATCGGTTTCGCAGGCTTCTAATAGCATTATAGCACAACATCGTGGGCAAACTATAATCTCAGGATAAGTCTTATCCATCTTAGACCGACATAATTGTCCAGTCTCTATTTCGAAGTCCTTTTCTATACAGTCATCGCATAGAATGTTCCGCTCTGAACAAGAAAGTGTGTGATTACAACCAAGACAATAGATTAACATTTCGCCACCTCTATCACTTTCTGAATAATCTGCCTGACTTCCTTTTTCTTCTCGTCTTCCATTTTCTGTATTGCTTGCAACTCTTGGACTGCTTTAGTGTAGTCAAGATAGAGTTGCCTATATTCTTCAGTCTTATCCATTGTGGACTCCTGTATAAGTGTTTCACCTCCATACTGTTACCCCCAGCATTTCTTGGTCTAACTCTTTGATTTCCTGTCTTATTAGACAGCACGCTTCGTCTGCTTTTTTAAGCTGCTCGACAAGCTCATCTCGCTTTTGTCGAAGCTCTTTAAATTCCTGAATATCTGTCATCACAAACTCCTTAAATTGTTGAAAGAACTGTTTAGGCGTATTTACTACCTTTTGTTTTTGGCTTTGGGGCTGGTGCTGGTTTAATCTTAATAGCTGTCTTTGGTTTTATTTTAATTTTCATATTATTTAGTTATCTCAGCTTCGCTAAGAGTTTTTTTAATCCAATCAATGTCTTTAGCCACTCCTGCCAATGACACATTTATAGAGGCTAGTGAGGGTGAGACTGCATCTATCTTGCCATCTAGTCTAGCTATCTGGCTTTGTTGAAATGTAAAAGCGGCGATTGTTAGAGTCATCAGCGTTCCCATTATCAGCTTGAATATGTCGATTGTTAATCCTGAGCTGGTTGTCATATTACTTCTTGTCAGCGCTACCGAAAGGAATTTCCTTTGAGTCTTGAGCCAATGAATAAACAATATAGGTTAATGCCCCTATCAAAGAATTTTTCAGAATAAGCGACAAATCAATAGCCTGATTACCCTGCAACATTTGAATAAGGGTCGTGGCTAGTGTTGGGACTACAAACAAAACTAGACCCTTTATCCACTGCATTAGTGATAACTGCCATTTTTTAGAAATATTTTTCATATAATTTATTATAGCACAAAATTAATTAGCTGTAACTCCATTTTTAGTTTTAACATTTGCCTTGGGTATTCCATTAAATGTTTTAACAAATCCTA